TTCCATTTTTTCCTCTTAGGTTTGAGTGCCTTATGGATAAGGGTAGCTCACTTCCATAATTTGTGGGTTGATACTAGGCTATATCTATATCTGGTTCTACACCATCTATTTGATCGTAGTCTATACCCGCTTCAGGTGTTTCTGGTATTTCTGATTCTTTACGAGCCATCATACCTGTTGCATCTGGGGATGTATCAAGTGGCACATTATTAGTATCCATCTCGTTTGTACTAGATTTAATAATAAAATCCTGTATATCACCTGGTAATGAAGCAAAAGTCGAAACTTTTACTGGTACAGTTTCTTCATCTGTACCAATCCCTTCAAGTAAAGGTGTTATTTCAGGTATTATTTTAACTAATACTGATTTAACAGATGGAGATAAAACTGGTGCTAATACAGTCATATCTTCAGCTGTTATATTTCTTTGTATACTTTCTACAATTCCTGATTCTCTAGAAGTATTATCTACAGGTTGTGTAGCTACTTGTACAGGTTGTTTAACTTTTTGTACAGGTTGTTTAACTTCTTGTTTAGGTGGAACTAAACTACTCATATTAGGTGCTTGTATATTTGTATTAGGTTTATTTAATATACCTGTAGTTGTAACTTGTCCTCTTTGATCTATAGCCATGATTTAATTTTTCCTGTTATATAACATATTGGTTCAGTAACTAATCTTACTAATCTTCCTGATAAAGAAAAAGGAGTTCCAAACATAATATGTTTAATATCATTTGTTCTAGCAATTGCACAATGTTTACCTAGTTCAGTTAATACTTTAGATTTTTTCATACCATTAACAAATGGTTTAAATAAAAAATGATATCCTTCTTGGTGTTCCATAGTTAAATATTTTTTCTGGAATATATACCATAATTGCATAGTTTTTTTCCAATCATTTAATTGAGTTTGTTGATACATTTGTGTACAGATAATACTTTTTCCACCTTTAGGACCACTACCTTCTCCAGTACCACCACTACTTGCACCTGGGGCAACTCCGCCTTTAGCTAAATCTGATTTATTTTTTGTAGTTACTTTTGATTGAATATATTCTTTTTGTTCACCTTTAAAATTTGCTACTCTTTTTTCTAAAGTAGTAGTATCTTGACCTTTTGCTTTTTTCTTTGCTATAGTTTTTTCTATACGAGCAATTCTTCTTGCTCCAGCTTTTTCTAAATTACCATACATTGAAACTCTATTCATTCCATGATATAAATTATTTGCAGGATCATAAGTACCATCATCACCTGTTATTCTTCCTGACATTGAACCTGAATTATAAGCAGTAAAATATCCTTTATCATGTTTATTTATAACTGTTTCTTCACCAGCTATTGCTTTTATCAAAGCTAATGATGGGGGTAAAAATGTTTTTTTAGCTAAATCTACAGCAGGATCTATCATTTTACTCTTGACATCACCTAATTTACTTTTATATTTACTTAATAATCCTGTAGGTTTTTCTGTAAAACTTGTTCCTAAATATTTATTTTGATCAGCAATAGTTCTTGGTGTATTATATGTTTTTGTTGTATCAATTATTTGTGGTCCTACTTGTTTAGTAGTTTCTGCTCCTCTAAAAGTCATTCCACTAGTACCAGTTGCAATTGCATTTTTTTCTGCATCACTTAAATTATCATAAAAACTATTTTTATTATTATCCACATTGAATCCAACTGTATTTGCATCTGTCATTGTACCTTTAGAAAACTCAGCACTAAAAGGATCCTTATCATTTGCTTGTGCATATAATGGTCTTACATCACCAAAAGCTTGTGTAGTTTGTGCACTAGTTGTATTTTGTGTTTGGGTATTTGTATTACTTGTATTAGTTGTTGTATTACCACTAGGTAAAGCAGTAAAATTATAATTAATTCCATTATAACTTTGATTCTGCTCTTGAAGGGAATAAGTCCCTGTAGCAGCATCAAATTTTAATACTTGTTTTACTGATCCATATCTATTTGGATTCCAATTAACAGGTGTCTTTGCCATATTATCCTAATTTATCCTTTTTACTCTGTTTAAGTGCGTTGTTTAGTGTCAGGAGTTGCTTGACTAAAGCCAGCTTCCCCTGGCAACGGAACATTGCCCGTTCCGATGTTGCCACCTCCAGCTCCTGTATTATCTGTTGTCGAAGCTCCTGCAGGTGCTTGCATAGGAGATCCCATTTGGGCTTGTCCTCCAGTAGCGGCTGTATTATTTTGAGTTCCATTTACCATCCCCATTATTTGTGCGAATATAGCTGCTCTATCAGGATCATTAATAACTTGTTCAGGATCAATATCCAATGACTTAGCAACTTCTTTTAGTATTGTATGCCATTTAACAAACGGTGCTAACGAAGGGTTAGCTGCTGTTTGCATAAATGTCATTAGTCTTTGTGATCTAACTTCTTTCTGCATTAAAGAAGATGTACCTCTTGCTTTAATTTCAAGATCACCTTTTATTTCAGGCTTCTCATCATTAAATTGCATATTCCAATAGAATAATGTTTTACCTAGGGGCTTTAATAAATAATCGTCTATGTTTTTAATAACTGTTTTAATACTTAATGCTGCAGCACCCATTAACATTGACATACCAGCTGCAGTTCTTGTAGTAGTTTGAACACCTGTAGTACCATGTGAGTATGAAGGTATACCTGTAGATTCATCAGCTAACTGCCTAAATCTATCGAACATCATCATATTCTCATTTGTAGTACTAGGAAATTTTAATCCATGTATAGCCTGACCAGGTTGTCCACTTTGTCTTCTAAATATTTTACCAGGAAATACTTTCATATCTTGACCTGGAACTAATAAAGTTTCATCAATATCAAATACTAAATTACCTGATAGTGCTAAATTATCAATAGCCATTCTTGCATGACCATTCATAATTGCTTGAGAGTCTTCCATATTTTCTGGAATACCTATTCCAAAAAATTGATACGGATTTGTTTCATATGGACATACCATATAAGGTAATCTTGTAGGAGTAAATGGATTTATAGTACATCTTAAAACTTTATTTCCACATATAAATGCATTTACTGATACTACATCTAATTCATCATCATGATCAAAACCAATCTCTTTAGCAATTCTTTTGTCTAATAAACCCCAATATTCTAAAACTTCAAATCTATTTTTATATAAATTTTCAACATTCTCCCTATCATACAAAGAAGATTCATATCCTCTTGTTTGATAATTAGGTCCCATCTCCAAGCATTCTCTAATTGCATCTTCACTAAATAATGGTCTCTTCATTAAATCTGCAAACTGCTGTCTATTAAATGAATGTCTTTGAATAACATATTCAGAATCATTCATATTAGTTGCATTTGGATCTGAATAAAAATCCCAACATGATACTGCTTCTAATTTTGGAGTAGCTTTAATTTTTGCCATGTAAGTTTGTTCATTAGTTTCAGAATCAGTATCCCACTTATGATAAACTTTATCTTCTGTAAATGGACCTTTTAAAATTCCTGTACCTAATAAACACATTTCAAAAAATACATGACGTAAACTTTTAATTGCATCTGTTTCTTCTAATTGATCATGTAAAACTTTTTGTAGTTTTTCTGCTGCAAGTCTTGCAGGTTCAATCTGTGGCATTGATCTGGGATCAGGAGCAGGTCCTTCTTCTAAACCTAATGCTTCATAATTTTGTGCAAGATTTTCCATGAGCATATCTGCAGTTGCCCCTTTTGGAATTTCTTTACCATCACCAGGAAAACCATATGGATTTTTATCTTCACCATTTCCATTTGCAGCACCATTAGGTTGTTGCATTTGTTGTGGTTTTAGATGGGCATACTCAGCCATTTCTTCAGGAACAGGAGTTGGCTCTACTCCAATTGGGAATTTTCCAGAACCAAATAACACTTCTATAATTTGACCGAATGATGCAAGTACTTTTGTTTTTGTAATCTTAACAAAAACTTTAGACTTTTCGTTATCTCTAAAAACTGTTTCAGCACCATATAATCCTCTATAGTTTCTGTAAGCTTTTAGCCAACGTTTTTCATCATACAATCTAGAAGTTTCTGCCTGTTGAAATCTATTTCGTATGTATCCTACTAATGGATCATATTCTTCTTTGTATGGTTTTTTATCCATTTATTTAATCCCCAAAAAGTTTTTCTTTCCAACCTTTTTTCTTTTTCTTTTTAAATTTACCTGTAGGTTCTGTAATTTTTTTATTTAATATATCTTTTATTTCTTGATCTTTAATTGAAGGATTTAATTTTTTTTCCTGCCATTTTAATCTCTGCTTTATATCAGGTACATCTGTATCAGATGTTATACCACCCGTACTTAATAGGGTATCTATATCTGATTGTTTTACATCAGCAACAAGCATACGTTTAGCTTTTGCTTTTAAAGCTACTTTATCATTACCATAACTTTTATTTTTTTTACCGTCTGATTCGGTTAGAGCCATGACTAGTAATCTCTTACTTCTGCTTTTTTAAAAATCGATGCGTCTACTTTTTCTTTTTTTCCTGGTCCGTCTGGTGCATTACCTAAATCACCCTGTTTGATTTTTTTATTAGGGTTTATAGTTAATTTTTCATTAGGTCTTTTAGCAACATCAGATCCAAATTCACCTTGTTTTATTTTTCCTAAAATTGCTTCACCTTTTGGGTATCCATATCCTTCTGGCATTTTTATCTCCTTAATTGTTTATTAATTAATAATCTTTTTGATCAGCTAACTTAAACAGTGAATCTTGTACATGTTCTTTACCTGATTTAGTAACATAAACACCATCTTTATATAAAGAACCTTCTTCAGATTCTAAATAATTTTTAGATTTACCTTGAGTGGGTGCATGCTTATTAAAGTCAATATTAGTTGGCTCCTGATTAGGTTGTTTGCCATCAGCAGCTGAACCAAGATCTCCTTGTTTTACTTTAGCTTTTGGGTCAAATTTATTTTCCATTATTCATCTCCTTCATCAATATCAGACTCTTCGGTTAAATCTTCAAGTTCCATTAAAAAGTCTTCTTCCTTCTCATGTAACTCTCTGATATCCTCAATGACATCTGATACTGTTCTTGTTTTCTTTTTTCTTGCCATTATAGTCTCCTATATTTTTATTTTCTTAATTGATAATACATTCTTCGTAGGAATAGTTGTGTATCCACCACCCTGTTTTATTTTACCATTGTCTTCAAAAATAAAATCAGCCATAACAACAGTTGTTTTATTATTGTGTACTATCCATCCTACACTACAACATACTGCTGTTTTAGATTTTTTAATATCATGGATATCAGCCCAAGATACATCTCCAACAATATCTTCCCAATAAACCATTGCTAATGTATAAGGAAAATTCTTTCTATCTATAATAGGTAACTTATTCTTTCTCATTCAGTCCCTTGTGTAGTATTAATTAATAACCAAATATTCTATCTGAGGGAGTAAATTGTGGTCGAGGAGTTTTATTAAATCTATTTGCGTAACTTGTATGCATTGGTCTACTCATACAACCATATCTTAAAGCGTCATATGCATGATCTTCTGCATGTGTATTAACATCTTCAGGATTATGATCATCTAAAGGTAAAAGCGGAAATGTACGAATTAAATTTCTACAAGTAGAAAATATTCTAAGTCCTGGTTCTTTTTTCTTTTCATCAACAATCTTTAATCGTTTATGAATTTCTAATTTACCACTAATTCTACTTTTAGGTGTTCTATCAGAAGGTCTCCAACGACATCCTGCCTGAATCATTGTTTCTGCAATACTTGGACCTATATCTCCTCTCTTTGCCCATGTACTAGCGTCTAAGACCCCGTAGCGTATATATTCTCCGTGCTCTAGCTCTAAGACTTTTCGTGCAAATACATCTGCCGTAATCTTTTTGGTATATAGTTCTCGATATATCCATAGGTTATTATCATAATCAATAGCAAACCAAAGAACACAAGCAGGAGAACTGTAGCCCCAGTCTGCAGCACGAAATTTCTGCCAACCTTTAGGTACTTCAAAAGGTTCGACAATGTGCAAGCTTTTATTAAATTCTGGAAAAGCCGAGTCTTCAAATGCATCCCAATCCCCATCTAAAAATTGTTTCTTTTGTATTTCTGGTAAAGATGCAAGCATAGCATAGTAGTCATCTGTTTGCATCAAGTGGGGGTTATCTTGTAACTTTGCAGGTATAAACCTACGAGTTATAACTTTCCTACCTACAGGCGTATCTATATTGATATCGAATGTAGTATTCGGTATAGCTGGATCAACAAACATCTCTCTTACCCATAATGAACCTATGTTGCCTGGATTACCTGTTGCTCTTAAATACACAGGTATTTCTGGATCTACAGATCGAAGTGATGATCTTAAAAAATTATATATATCTGGCGAAGGATATTGTGGAAGTTCGTCTATTCCTATCCATGTGTAAGATTGCCCTTGGTAACGTAAAGCGTCTGTCATGT